CCGCGTCTTCGTAGCTAACGTTCTCAACCAGCTCTTTGTATTCGCCAACAATCCCGATCATCGTGGCCAGTCCATCCAACGCACGCACTTGAATCAATGGCGTGTATTGATCGGTAAATGGCACACGGAAGCGGATGCTGGTTGGCATGTAGCCAGTGAAATCCGCAGTCGGACCAGTTTTGCGTTCACGCCAATCAGCAGGATCAAAGCCAGTGACTTGGATGTACCCGCTGTTCAACAGCTGCGTAATGATGGCAAACGTCATGCTGCCGGTAGCCATCTCACCCAGCGCCCGATAGCGGGTGAACTTGTCCTCGCTGTGAATGTCGCGCCAGAAAGTGTCGACCAACAGGTTTGCGCCAGGCACCATCCGCATTGCACCCTTCAGCACGTTGACCGGGCCGCGTGGCAAGGCATAGATAATTGAGCCAAGCGGGTTCTCCCGCACAAAATTTGACGCCATCTCTGCTGGCCGCCACAGCCGAGTGGCAAGGGGCCGGCCGTCTGGCGATTCCTTCATGTAGGAATAGGCAAACTTGTCGACGTCAACAGGATCCGTGAGCCCCTGCTCTCTCGCCTTGCGAATCCCCATCTGATATGTCCGGGGTTCGTATGTCGACTTGAGCGGATCAGTAAACGCCACATAGTCCATGACGTTTTTGGCGTGCGTGCCGGTGAGCGCGCCACCTTTAACAACTGCACCGCTAGGCAACGTGACGTCACGCATCTGCCGACGCAGCAACTTCTCTGTTTCTTTGCTGGCGTGATCCCACACTTCTTTTGAGCCAGGGCTGCCAACACCGACGCGAGCAGCGTGGTCAAGCTGTTCGTCCATCAAGCGAGCCCACTCAACTGACGGGCCCACCATGCCGTTAATAAAACTGTCGATAGCAGTGATGGGACGACCAACGGTTGCCCGCGCGGCACGAGCTATGTAGTGCGTAGCAACAGCAAGGAAGTTTTTGTTGTTGACGTCCATCGACCAATGGCCGTCGTCAATCTCTTGCATCTGCACATCACGCAGTGTGCCCTGCTTAGGCCCAGCGTCACGGAACCTGTCAAACCCTGTGTAGTCGACACCAAGGTTGCCGAACGCTTCGTTGTGCTTGAGCGATGCGCCAGTCAACCGCAAGGCATACATCAAGTTTTGGCCGTACTTCATGTACGTCTTGAGGCTGAGGCTTGAGCCTTGCAATGCGCCCTGCATGCCAGGCATGTCGCCACGCAAGCCACGGGCGGCAGCGTCCATCAACCCACCAGCAGCCATCTGGCCTGGCAACGTGGCGGCCCGATAAGCACTGCCGAACAACATCGTCCACCAGGTGCGTGGGGCAGACAGGATCGACATGACATGCCACTGCTGGATGTTGCGGGCAATGCCAGAACCAGTCGGCGCTTCGCGCATGAACTGGGCCATGCTTGCCGCATATTTCTTGTCGGCCCTTGCTTGGATTGCAACGTCAGCAAGCAGGTCGACGTACTCCTTGGCATCGCCTGTCGGCTTGCCTGTCTTAATTGACGCCACCACCTCGGCAGGCAGCACGCGATCAAGCAGGTTGCCAGCTGCACTGACCTCCTCAGCAAACTCGTCAGCTGCAGTTGCCTTGCTTGCGGCTGGGGGTGCAACCTCTGCCTTGGAGCCAACAATGCGGTTGGCAGCATTGACGTCATAGACAACGACCTCGTCAGTCGGTCCACCACTGCGGCCAATCATTTCTGTTTCATGCCGCAGGCCCTGATAGCCAAGGCCGGTCACATAGTCCTGCAGGCCTGTCTTCTGCTCTGGTGTCAGCTCCAGGCCATTAGCTCCTTTGCGCATGCGGCCCAGGTCCAGCTCACGGATCAGGTCCGCGAGGCTCTTGTCCATTGACGGCAGGTCCAGGATCTTGACGTCACGCTGCAGTCCGCCTTCCACTAAGGCGCCGCCATAGCCGGGCATGCCTTCGTAATTAGCGGTGTCAGTAGTGAAGTAAACGCCGTCGCCCAGTGCGCCCTGTGCTGGCTGCAAGCCATCGCGCACAGCAGCTTCACCAGTTTCTTTGGTTGTCGGATGCTGCAGGTTGACGCCTTCCAGCAGCTTGGCGTTAAGCATGTTGGGGTCAGCCTTCATCTGCGCAATACGCAGCTGTTGTGCCGCTACCCGTGTCATGCGTGCGTAAGCAGCACCTAGGCGCAACGCATCATTGGTTGCAGCGACAAGCTTGCTAGCGGCTGATGCCCTGGCGTCAGCGCCAACAGCGCCGCTGTATTCAATGGCGGCCAGCGCAGCCTTTTCGTTTGCGTCGTCGAGCAGGATTTGCGTGGCACGAATAGACGCCAGGTCTTCGCCAGCAGCAAGGTCGCCTTTGCTGGCCCGCTCAGCCAGCTCCAGCAGCCGATCAAGGTCGCCGCCAGTTTCAGCCAGCACCTCGATTGCTTTGCCGTTGATCTGTTCTTCGCCAAACGACGGGCGGCCTGTCAGTTCTGCGCGGTCAACAGAACCGGTCAGGGTTCTGCGCACACCGTTAAATGCAGCGGCCATTTCATCGCCACTCAGCTCGATGTAGCGGGTCTTGCCACTGCGGCTGGCATAACGACGCACGTCGTCCTGCAGCAAGTCCTCTACAGAGACGTCGCCACTGGCAAGCGCATCCATGTTTTCGTTGATGCGACGTGCAACGTCGTCAGGATCCGGGGGCTCTACAGCCAGCTGCGGTTCACGATCAGCAAACTGACGCGGCACACGCTCTGCCATTTCGCCCTGGTAGGCACGCTCAAAGACGTCGTCCCACTTCTGGTAGCCGCGGCCCTTCAGCCAGTTGCCAGCAGCCTCTGCAATCTGCGCCAGCTTTTCAAACGGCTCCGCCCAGGTAGCAGTGCCGTACTCGCCGCGGTATTGCCACCATCCGCCAAAGGCAATAGCTTCTGCTTCCTTGCGGCCAATCTGTCCGCTAAGCAGTGCATCCTTGTGCTCAGGCGAAACACGGGCAGCCAGCTGGCGCACTTCGTTCTCCGCAGCGCCGAGCACTTCAAATTCTTGCCGCGACATGAATCGGTCCTGCAGCCGGTGAAAAGCTTCGTGATACGCCGAGTAGAGCTTGCGGACAAACGACAGTGGGTTGGACTTGTGGAACATCGCCACATAGATGACGTCCTCCGCAGGGTCAGCGCCCTTGGTGAACATGCCTGAGGCGCTGAACTCGTAGCCTTCCGGGCGCCCATAGGCGCGGGCCTGGCCAGGGGTCATGCGCCCTTGAATGCGTGGCACCAGCTCGACGTTGACGTCTGGGCCAGCAACCTTGGCAATCTCGTCAAGCAGAGCAGCGCGCTCTTGAGCACCAAGAACTGTCGGGCCGGTGTACTCCTCGCCTAAGCGGCCAAAGGAATAGCGAACGTTGTTGATTGGCGGCAGCTCAGCCAGCTGTCCGCCGTCACGCCATGCACCACTGTCAGGCACCAGGTACTCGTCAGCATCGCCAACCTTTTCGCCCAGGCCTGCACGGATACGCGCACCAGCTTCAGCAATAGTGGATTCATGCAGGCCTAGCTCACCCTGCAGATAGGCCAAGAATTTCTCTCTGTCCTTGGATGGGCGGCCTTTCTTGACGGTGACGCTGTAGATCAGCGCATCAATGTCAGATTCCCACTGCAGCTTTGTGTTGCGGTAACGCGGTGAGCCGTACTTAAACGGCACGGTGGGCGGCGCTTGTGGCACTGCAGCTGGAGCAGGAGCTGGTGCCGGCTCAGGTGTAGGCAGTGGCTGCTCGATCGTGGGCTCATTGATCTGCGAAGGGTTGCCAGTGATCTGGCCGCCAGCACTGCGCAGCTTCTCGACGACAGCGTCAAACTCTTCTTGCGACAGATGCTGCAGGCTTCTGCGCAGTTTCTCAACGTCAACCTCAGGCCGTGCAGCAGGTGTGGGCGCAGGGGCTGGAGCAGGCGATGCCTCGCCCTCAAGCGCAGCCCTGACACGCTGCAGGTTTTCGCCAACGACAGTCGTCGCACGCTTGTTGCCTTTAACCTCGGCAGCCAGCTCCGTGATCAGGTCACTAAGCGGGCCACTCATGTTGGCCAGCCGGTTAAACACAGCCTCGCCCTGCTGTGCTGTGGCACGGGCTGCGCCTGATGCCTCTACGTCAATGACGTTGCCGGCCTGCTCTAAGTAGCCAGCTTTCTTGGTGCTGGCTGCTGCGCTCAAGGCGTTGATCTCAGCCCGCAGTTGGCCACGGATTGCGACACGCACCTCTAGCTGCTTGCTGAAATCGCTGCTCAGTAGTTGGTCAAAGCCAGGCAGTCCCAGGGCATTGGGGTCATCGACTGATTCGACTTGCGCAAAGCGAGCAATGCTTGCTGCTTCTGCAGTCTTGGCAGCTGACCACTTCTTGCGCTTGGCGGCTGACGCCAGATCACGCATCACCTGCTCTTCTGCACCGCTGCTGCCGATAGCTGCACCGATGTCGATAGTCATGTCGCCACGGGCGACCTGGTTAAACAGCTCGTCAGGCAGCTTTGCCAGGGGTGCAGCCTTTGCAAAGATGGCGCCGCTCTTAGGCATGCCTTGGGCAACCATGTCTTCGCTCGACATAGCCGACTCGCGCATGATCTTGGCTGCGTCGATAGGCGTGCCATTGCCCTCAGCAATGTTCTGCATTGCGCCTTTTAGCCGTGCTTCAGACGCGCTGGCAGCGTCCATAAAGCGCACGTTGATGCTGCCGCGGCCTGCTCTTGCAGCACGGGCTAGCCGGTTGTGGCCGTTGACGACATAGGTTTTGTTGTCGGCAGGGTCACGCCAGACGCTGATGACGTTGGCTAGGTCAGCGTTAAAGACGTCAGTGTCTGACAGTGAGCCGCTCTGCCCAGTCCGGGTCAGCTGGCCAGCTTCTTTAAACTGGAATCGCTTCGGATCAACAGCAATGTTGTCGACCGGGATGGTGGCAACAGTGCCTGCCGTGACGTCGTCAACAGTTGGCGGCTGCAGCACCGGTGCCGCTTCCGGTTCTGCGGGTTGCTGCTGCACTGCCTTGTAAAGAGCGTCGACGTTCTCGACTTCTTCCTGCGCCAGCGTCAGCTCTTCTTCTGCTGCACGCATGCGGTTGAGTTTGTCATCTGCTGTGAGCGTGTTGACCCGTGCAACCAGCTCTGCCTCTTCTGCAGGCTTGCGCCCGGTGATGCGGACGGGCTCTTCAGCTACCGGTGCCGGCGCTGCATCGGCAGGCGCTTCTGGCGTTACAGGCTCGTCAGTTGCTTTTGCGTAATCAACCAGAGCATTGGCTTGCCTGATGCGAGATCGAGCAACGCGATTGGCTAGTGGCGTTGTCGCGGCATCAAGAGTGCCACCCAGCAACACACCGCCAATAAGGCCAGTAAGAGCAGACTTTGCCTGCGCCACCCGTGCGGTGTCGTCAGGGCCAGCGACAAGCAGGTCTCGCAGCGGCTCTTCTAAAGGAGTTCCCTTGGCTGGAGTCAGCAACGCTTCGCCAGCCGTGGCGTAGCGGTCCTCAAGGAAATAGTCGTTAAACAGGCTGGCTGCGTAGCCTTCTTGTGCACCTGAAATAAAGCGGCCACCTGCTTGCTTAAGGACATTTGGCGACGCCTTAAGCGCAGCTGCTTGCTTGCTGAACAAAGGGATAGGTGGCGGGTTGAAGCCTGTGGCTTTGAGCCCTTTGCTGATGGCGACAAACTGAGCGACTGACGCCGTCATGTCAGCCAAGAAATCGACAGTGCCGTTGCCGCTTGGTTTGTAGACCGGCTCGCCAGTAAACGGGCTAGGCGTGTTTGGCTGCTCGTAAGTCGGCTCTTGCAGCGGTACTAACGGCTCACTGCCTGCATAGCCCTTCGGGATAAAGCCCAGGCCCGGCAACTCACGGATCTGATCAAGAGTTCTGCCTGCCTCTGCCTGCTGGGTAGCCGCGGCGTTCAACAGGTTTTGGCCGAGACGATCGCCTGCTTGCTCTAAATAGTCCTGTACTGGCTCAGGCACCAAGTCAGCCAGTTGCTGCAGGTTGTTTGCAAACCCCTCAGACGTAAGCGGATTGCGCAGCCGTGCTTCTTGCTCTTCTTGCTTTTGCCGCTCCTGCTCCTGGGGCGATTCATACACCAGACGCTCAACGCCGTTTTCGTCCTTGATGTTTACGAATGGCATTGCTTAATCGCCCCGCAGGAACCGATCTGCATTTTGGTAGTGACCACCGCCAGGAAGCAAATCTTTGAGTGCCGAGTTGACGCTGTTGCCATTGACGTCTTCTGCATCCATGTAGTCTTCGCCGTTCGGACCTTTGCCGTCTGCGTTGCCAATCAAGATGGCGGCATAGATGCGATTGATGCCGTCACCAGGGCGCACGCCGCGATCTTTTAGGTATCGCGCTGCTGCATGCGCTTGCTCCTCAAATGTGCTGTCAGCATTTACGCCGTAGGTTTCTTGGTTGTCTGGGCTGAACTGGATTAAGCCTGAGTAACCCAGCTGGTTCGTGATGCTGGGGTCAAAGCTGCCAATGGTTTCGTATGACATGGCCGCGGCCAAATCGATAGGCCGGATGCCTACTTGCTTTGCAGCAGCGACGATGGCCTGTTGACGTGGCCCTGGCCCATAGGTCGGCAGCGGCCGGGTGATTGGCGGAGGAGGCAAGACTGTCGCCTGCGCAGGGGCGCCAGGCAGCATTGCGCCAACTAAGGCAATAGACCCACCGACCAAACGGTCAACCATCGACACTTCTTGCACGGCCGGAGCATCTTCTTCTAGCTCGACTTCGTAAAACTCAGCAGGCCTTTCACGAGCAGCTTTTCTTGCGTCCTCCACCCTGACGTTGTTTTTAATTAGTTCCTTCTCGATAAACGGACGCAAGCCTCCATACGCACGCACTGCATCAGCAATGTGCGGAGGCAATGGCTTGCCGGTAGAAACCATGTCCATAACCTCACCCACTGCTTGCTGGCTAAGAATCGGCAAATCGCTTTGAGCCCGCCGCTCTAGCGCGCCATCCGCCATGCCCTGATTGTGGGCTCTTTGCAAATCGTTGAGCGATTGATACTCAACAAACCCAGGATCCGTTCTTGACTCAAACAAGCCGTACTCCAATCTTTTCTGCTCAAGCATGGCTGCATACTGAGCAGGAAATTCATTAAGGCTTCCTTCTCGCGCTAGCTTGCGCATCAGATTTCTGCCGTCTCTTATCATTGCTGGCTTAGCCACTTCAAACAATCGCGTCTCAACGTCAGTAGCAAGCCCGCCAGGCGAGTCAGATGATTTCGCGTTGTTTAGATAATTATCTTCGACCCTGTTAATTGCTTCCGTCATTGCCTTGCCGGAATCTCTAAAAGTACCGTCCATGATTTGGCGCACTTCTCCTTGCCTTTGGTTGTATTGCGCACTGTTCAACACCCCATTGTCATAACCTTCTTGCACACGATTTAACACTGCGCTTTCTATTGACGGGTCAGCCATCAGCAAATTCAGATCAGCATTAAAGCCTTTGTCAAAATCCTGCAGCATGTCTTTGCGCCATGCCCGTGGGTACTCAGCTGTGCGCGTCTCTAACAGCGTGAGCAATCGCGTTTGCCGCGCAGGATCAGCCATGTTTTCTTGCATGATCCTTTCTGTCAGATCAAGCTTGGCGTCCTGAAATCTCTGCATTGACTGCGGAGTTGCGACGCCGTCAGCACCAAACTCATACAGTTGATTTAATTCTGCAATTTCTGTGTTGATGTAATCGTCTTCGCTGAGCGTTTGCTGTTGCTTTGCCCGAGTTACGCGGCTTACTGATTCGCTTTCCCATTGATTACGCAACCGCGCCAGTTCAGCAGGGTCCATGTTGTTAATGGCGCGCAGCTTTTCGTTGACCTTGCCGTCTATAAACCGATCAGCAACCGGGCCGGTCATCAACGGACTAAGCAAACCAAGGACTTGGTCAAAACTTTTTGGCCTCTTTGGCGAGTTGTTAAGAGCGCTAACGACGTCAGAAATGTAGTTGCTCTGGGCCGCGCGACTTTCCGCCAGCGTCAAGGTCGGATCGCCTTTAGGGCCAAGCTCTTCAAATCCTTCTTGCAGGTCTCTTGCTAAATCTTCGTAAGTGCCGCCACCTTGGTACGCCTCAACAGCAAGGTTAATTCGCTGGTTGCTAAATACCGTCAGCTGTTCCTTCTTGTACGCCCGGTGGTTGCGCGCTTGCGTTGACTGCGCAACAGACAAGCTTTGCAACAAGATTGGTTGCAGCTTGCGTGCTTCGCGTGGCGTCAGCACTTCGCCGCCATAAATGTGGTCGCTAACTACGGCGAAAAACTCAGAGCTGTCTGGTTTCAGCTCACGCAAGGTCCTTTCGTTGCCTTGGGAGTCAGTAACTGTTGGACTGCTGTCAATCCAGCTTGCAATGCCAACGGCACGCCTCTGCACCTGCAGCCTGCGCAATGCACTTGGGTAGTGCACGTTAGTAATAGCTTCAGCCTGCACTCGCTCAAGAGCTTCCCTTGCTTGCTGGCGCTGCTCCGGTGTTGCCTCTGGGTCTTGTGACGCCTTCTCTAGGTCTTCCGTTCCGCCGCGCAGTCTTTTGTACTCTCTAGTGCCAAACACCGTTCCAGCTGCCAATTCTTCCGCTTCCGCCTTAAGTCGCTTTTCGCGCTCGCCAATAAAGTCGACAGTCGCCGTCGCCAAATTTTGCAGGTTGCGGTTAAAGCCACCCAGGGCCTCGCCCAGGCGCTGCAGGTCGCTAATTGATGTTGGCTCAAGCGGCCTTGTGTAAGACGCCTGCGTGCGTGCTGCCGGCTGTAATTCAGTCGGACGTGCATAGACGTCGATCGCAACAGCTGACGGTTCTACATCAGGAAGCTCTAGGCCGAAAGTAGGCAGAGGAGTTGTGCCGCCCTGCTGGCCAAGCGCACCGCCCTGGACCCGCTGCGACGTGCGGCGGTTGGTGTTGCCAGCTGATTTACCAAACGAAAGTTTTGCCATTGCTACCTGATGTACTTGCCTTGCTTGCTGTCCCACTGGAAGCCAGCTTGGTTAATTGAACCTTCTATCCCTAGGCCTGTCTGCGCTCCGCCAATAACAGCGCCAGCCCCCTGCAGCACATACGGCGTACTACTTGGCGCTCGTTGATAGACCGGTTCAAACGGATCAAGGATCGTTTGCTGCATGTACGGCTGGATGCTGCTGACCCTGTTGATCCTTTCTATGGTCGCAGCGCGGCCTTGTTGCTGTGCCCTTGTGCCAGCAAACGCCAGATTGCGGTCGCTGTAATAGTCAAATCGACCAGCCTGCCGATCGACGTCAGCAAGCAACGTCTGCATAACGTTTCCGGTTCGCCCAGAAGCCAATAAAGCGCCGCGTGCTCGTCTTGCCTCAAGGTCTGCCTCGCGTTTGTCCTGGGCAGTCTGCAGCTGTTTTTCAACGTATTGCTGCCTTGCCTGCGAAATCTTTTCAGCCTCAGCAGCCCGCGCAAGCGCAGTGTTTTGTTCAATCTGCTGCTGTCTTGCTGCTGCCTTCTGCGCCTCTGATTGCCGAGCAAACTCGGCGTTCATCATGTTGACTTCGTATTGCTGGCGCGCAACTTGGTTGTTGTAGCGAACTTGCTCTTGCGCAGCCTGATACTGAGCATTGGCCTGCATGATGCCCAGGCCGGCAGATACAACACCAAGCGCAATTCCTACTGGCCCGCACATGCCTTAGATCCTCACAAACTCGTAGAAGGTCCGCTTTTCAGGGCCGTAGTTGTCATTGCGGCTGATGAATGTGAACCCCATCCAGCGCAGCCAACGCAAATGCACTGCATTGCGCGCATCGACAAAGTTAAAAAGCACGGGATACATCGCGTGCAGATTGGCCAAGTGAATGCGTGATTGCCGCAGGAACTCCCACTTGTCGTGGACGTCCGTCAGCATTTCATCCCGGCCAAGCATCCAGATGCGGCCAGCGGTTTGGCCCTCAGGCACAACACCCCACATGCCAATTGGGTCGCCATGACGGCTAACAATTGTCATGCAGGGGCTGCTCATAAAAAAAGAATAGAGCAAGGACTCGCGTGGCGTAAGCCCTGACTGCGCCTTCACTTCATCAACGTCTGCCTGGCGCATGCCATCGGCAACCCAGGAAACGTCAAGAATGGTTGATGGTCGCTGATAGGCACGAGTTACAGCCTCTTGGCCCGGCTGTGATACCACCCTTCCCATTCAGCTGATTGCACCCTGCACGGTAGCGGACTGTCACTAAACAACTCAATTTTTGCCTCAGTGTTCTTAGACATCACCGGCGCACGAAATGATCCTGTTCGCAAACCCGGAGTACCAAGCGGAAACTGGCCGCTGCCAACCGTGCGGGCGTTAAACGGATAGGTCGACGTATCACGGCTTTGTGGTGTGATCTTTAGGTCAAAGTGCGACGTGTCGTCATAGATCAACGTCCAGGTCCGCAGCTGCAGCACAGGGCCAGCAGCCACAGCAATGCCGCCACCTGGCGGCTCTTCTTTCAAATACGGCGTAGAAAACTCGTAGGTCATGTCATACCGCTCGCCAACGTAGAACTTGGCGTTAGTCAAATCGCCACGCACAACCAAGGTGCCGTTGCCTCCAGCCCCACCAGTCAGCGTTTCACTGGTTGGCAGAATGACGTTGCCGTGGTTCAGCGTATTGCCAACGGCATAGCGGCCGACCACCACAGTGCTGTTGGCGTTAGCAATTGGGTAGGGCAGCGTGATTGTTGACTCCAGATCCAGGCCAGACGCATTGGTCAACGCCACCGTGCACTCTGCTTCTGTGACCTTGCGGTCAAGCAAGATTTCAAAATTAGTGCCGCTGTCCACGTTCTCTGCTCGCAGCGACGTCTTTTCTAGGTAGACGCCATCTGAGCACTGGACGATGACGTACATGTCGCTGTCCAAAATGCTGACGCCAATGATCGACTTGTTGTCTGCGACTTCCCAATAGGACCAAGACGATTGCAGCTTGGTGTCGTCCTCAAAGAAAAACTTGTAGAGGTAGAGCCGACGCGGCTCGTCTTTGCTCAGCATCACGATGCACTCTTCCGACACAGAAGCTGCGACGTTGACCAAGTTGCCTGGAATAAAGCGTGGCACCGATGACGTCACCTCTTCTGACAACGGCATGGGGCCACTGGCGTCAGGCAAGAAGAACTCACGCAAACCAGTGAACGTGCCCTTAGGTATGCCGAAATAGATCGTCCGGCCAACGCCAACTGGATCGACGTCATCGAGTCCGTTGAACGTTGTCGTTGCAGTGACCGTTGCACTGCGTGGCGTAAGCGGCGCGCCAACTGTTGTGGAGCCTGTGTCTAGTCGGAACTGACCATGGCGACTAAACAGCAGCAGCGTGTTCGCAAACGCCAGGCTGCTGGTCAAGAAGTTGATCTCTGTGCCGCCACTGCTGATGTCAATCGGATCTGAGTCGACAACGGTCTGCACCGACTCAGGCCAAAACCTGTCGAACGAATCAGCTGCCGACAAGATGACGTTCTCGTCTGCCAGGAACACAAGCCTGTTGCGGAACAGGTTGATGTTTTTGATTTGGCTGCCGACAAACGTTGGGTCAGGCGCAGTGTTGAGATCACCAGCCATGCGGCCAGTCCACGCAAACCGGTCAAACGTAAACGTGCCGTTGGCGTTGCGCACCAGCGTGTGCGGCATGGTGTCGAGATTGAACAGGTAGTTCAAGCCAGGAGCCACGGTCTCCCGCCACACGCCAGGGCCAAAACCGCTGCCAGACGTTGTTTCAAACTTGACGTAGTAGTCATCAAACTCGGTCGCAGCCGAGCCTTTGATCTTTACGGTGAAGTTGTGCTCAGCAATTGTTGGCAGGTCAGTAATGTCATTGACCGTGTCCTTAATGGCTGAAGTCGATGTTGCGTTGACCGTGTCGCCGCTGGTCAGCGTGTAATCGCCACCATCGTC